GATGTCCCCATCGCGACCGCCGCCTATGGCCTACTGGCCGACTGCATCGCCAAATGCCGCCGCCAAAAAGCACTCACCATGCCGGACAAACTCATCTACGCAGCCTCCCGTATCGTTGCCAAATACGAACCCGAACTACAGGAGAACGCCCATGAATGATCCGTTTCGAGAACAAATCAGCCGCGTCGGACTCGCCCAGGCCGCGCAAATCCTGATCTCAAGCGACACCACCGCCTGGGAAAGCGTCCCAGTCGAAAATTTCGGAAACTTCCACATCGAATCCTATGAGCCAACGGACACCACAGGCGACTTCGTGCGGCTCGGCGCAGTCGTCGAACAACTGATCGGCCTGTTCGAACGCGGCGCACGCATGTCCGATGCCTTCGAACAGTCATCGCAGCTTCGCTGCGAAGGGGAAGACCCGGACGATCTCATGGGCATCGACTCCGATCCTGGAGCGATGGGGGCCGCGGAAACATGGTTTCGAAAACTCAGGAGCGGAGGCGAAGTATGAGACCCAACCGCGAGAAGGAAGACGAACGCGACTACAACACGATGCACGAAACGAAGCCGGGAGGTTTCATCCACACAGAGCCCGGATCGGTTCACGTCGTAGAGGATCGCTGGCGACACCGCAGCGAGTTGATGATCTGCCAAGGCTGCATGTACTTCGTTCCCAAGCGACTGGATTTTGGGCGCTGTCGGAGGAGATCGCCAACTTTAAACGGCTGGCCGGCGGTGTTCGAAAAGGATTGGTGCGGCGACCACAAACTCGACGAGAACAGGATTCCCGAAAAGATGCCCTTCTAGGAGATCTCCATGACCGCCCCGAAAGACCTCGAAAATTGGTTCACCTACCACCCGCCCAGCGAAGAGCAGGTCGGGCGCTACCAGACCCTGCGCGAAGCCTTCTACCAACTCGGCGTGCTGATCCTCGACAACACTCCTGCCTGTGCCGACCAAACGGTTGCGCTGCGCAAGCTGCGCGAGTGCGCGATGAGCGTGAACCAGACGATTGCGTGCAATGAGTAATGGGTGTCATCGAAGTCCCGTACAAGTGGAGACCGCGTGACTACCAAGAAGCAGCCTGGAACTATCTTGAGCAAGGGGGGAAAAGAGCCGCGCTCGTATGGCATCGAAGAGCTGGGAAGGATCTTTTCGCTATCAACTTCTGCGCGACACAGATCTTCCAACGGGTGGGACTGTACTGGCACATCCTTCCCACCTACCGTCAGGGTCGCAAGGTGGTCTGGGAGGGACGTACACGTGACGGTCGGGCCTTCTTGGATCACTTCCCTGATGGAAACAACGCAGGCCCGGGCAACGTCGTCACACGCAAACGAGATGACGAGATGGCGCTCTGGTTCGCCAACGGCTCGGTTTATCAAGTCATCGGAGCCGAAGAACCTGACCGCCTTGTGGGAGCGAACCCGGTCGGGATCATTTTCTCCGAATGGTCAGTCATGCCACCCCGAGTCTGGGAGTACCTTCGACCCATTTTGGCTGAGAATGGCGGATGGGTCGTCTTCATCTACACCCCCCGAGGACGAAACCACGGATACCGAACCTTCAACATGGCCGAACAGACCGACGGATGGTTCGCGCAGAAATTGACGGTTGAAACCACCGAAGCCATTCCCATGAGCGCCGTCGAAGACGAACGCGCGGCGGGGATGCCCGAAGAACTGATCGCGCAGGAATTCTACTGCTCGTTCGATGCGCCCCTCGTCGGCTCCTACTACGGCGACCTCATGAACCAGATGACGGAGGGAAAGCGCATTGGAATCATCCCCCACGAACCGGAACGACCCGTCACGACCGCCTGGGACCTCGGCGTGGCCGATGCAACAAGCATCTGGTTTCATCAACTTGTGGGGCACGAACATCGGCTCATCGACTACTACCAAAGCAGCGGGGTCGGTCTCGACCACTACGCCAAGGTGCTCTCCGAAAAGCCCTACACTTACAAGGAACATCTCGTGCCGCACGATGCGACGGTTCGGGAACTCGGAACCGGCAAAAGCCGCATCGAGGTGTCCCGAAAACTCGGGATGAACATGCGCGTGGTCCCAAAACTGCCGCTCGCGGATGGCATCAACGCCGTCCGCTTCCTGCTCCCCAAGGTCTGGATCGATGAAGAAAAGTGCGAAACCGGGCTCGAGGGCTTGCGCCAGTACACCAAAGAGCGGGTCCTGGATGAGGAAGGCGCAAAAGGGGAGCCGGTCTTTCGAGACAAGCCGCTCCACAACTGGGCCTCCCATCCCGCGGATGCCCTCCGCACGCTGGCCGTGGGGCTGCGCGAATTTCGCAAAGACCACGAAGTGTTGTACCCCAAGCTGGCGATCGTTTAGGAGAAGCCCATGTCGATCAAGCTGTTCATGGAGCTGGAGAAGCTCAAGGAAAAGCGCAAAGACGATCTGCAGCGCCTGGACAATCTCGAGAAGGCGGTCAATACTCTGAAAAAATCCGTGTCCTTTATGGAACGGAACCCAGCCGGAGACATCGGAGTCCGCGTCCCCCAGACACCACTCCCGGATACGCTGGAGAAATTGGAGATCGGGAAGCAACCCAAGGGGACGTAAAACATGGCCGCACCTCCGCTTCCGGAAGATTCCAGCGAATTCATGCCCGTCGTCTACGGGTCGGATTTCGACGAAGACGACCTCGAGACCATGCCGGGAGAAGGCGGGCGCGCCATCGCGCCGCTTTCGCCTGATGAGGTCAAAGGCGTCGTCGAACGCGAAATCGCCGACGCACTCGGCGGCATGGGGTCGCAACTCGCGGAAGAGCGGCGTCAGGCACTGCGCTACTACTACGGTCGCCCCTTCGGAAACGAAGTCGATGGCCGATCCGCCGTCATCCTCACCGACGTCGCGGACACCATCGAGTGGATCATGCCCTCGCTCATGCGCATGTTCACCGGCAGCAACATCACCGTCCGCTACCTGCCGCGAAAACCCGGCGATGAGGTTGGCGCAGAGCAGGCCACCGAATACATCAACAAGGTCTTCCGAAGCGACTGCCGGGGCTTCCGGGTCCTGCACGACTGGTTCAAAGATGCCCTGACCGAGAAAAACGGCATCACCAAAGCCTATTACGAAGAGCGCTACGAGCCGAAGCTCGAGACCTACAAGGGCCTGACCCAGGAAGGCGTGGCCCTACTGCTCCAAGATGGCCGGGTCGAAGCGGTCGCCTACGAAGAGCGCCCCATCAAGCTCAACAAGGGCATGAACCCGGAAACCGGGCAGGCTGTTGAGGTCCCCCTCTTTGACATCGTGGTCCGGCAGAAGATCCCGGTCGGCCAGATCAAGATCGACCTCGTGCCGCCGGAAGAATTCCTGATCGCGCGCCGCACCGTGGAACTGGACGACAGCAATTCGTTCGCCGCGCACCGCAAGAAGATGAAGGTCTCCGACCTGATCGCGCTGGGCTTCTCACGCGACATCGTGGAAAACCTGCCCTCAGACGACTCGCCGGAATACTCCGAAGGCCGCACCGAGCGCTTCTCCACCGATGAGACCTACCCGCTCGTAAATTCGGCAGATCGCACCGATCCCGCCAGCCGCGAGATCTGGGTGACCGAGTGCTACATCCGCATCGACGAGGACGGCGATGGCTACGCCGAGCTGAGAAAGATCACCGTGGTCGGCGAAAGCTCCATCACGGTGCTCGAGGACGAAACCATCAACTGGCAGCCCTTCTCGTCCATCACGCCGATTCCGATGCCCCACAAGTTCATCGGCCTGTCGATTGCGGATCAGGTCTCGGACCTGCAGCTCATCCGCTCGACACTGCTGCGGCAAATGCTCGACAATATGTATCTGGTCAACAACGGTCGCTACGAGGTGGTGGAGGGGGCGGTCGAAATCGACGATCTACTGACCAGCCGCCCCGGCGGTGTCGTTCGGGTCACCGCTCCCGGCATGGTCAACCCCCTTCCCACTACGCCGTTTAACCAGTCGGCTTACACCCTGATGGACTTCTTGGAAAACGTGCGCCAAATGCGCACGGGTGCTGGGATGCACAACCAGGGCCTCGACGCGTCTACATTCCGAAATCAGACGGCTACGGGCGTGTCGCAGGTAATGAGCGCCGCGTATGCGCGCGTGGAGATGATTGCTCGCATCTTCGCCGAAACCGGCGTGAAGGATCTGTTCAAGAAACTGCTGAAACTCATGGTCGAGTGCCCGGTCAAAGACCGGATCATCAAGCTGCGCGGCCAGTGGGTCGAAGTCGATCCGTCTACCTGGAATACCGAGATGGATTGCGAGGTGGAAGTCGGCCTCGGCGTCGGGCAGGCGGGAGAGCGCATCCAGTACCTGATGAACCTGCTCCAGGTGCAGGCGCAGGCGCGCATGGCGGGGCTCTCGAATGTCGTGTCCTCCGATAACGTCTACCGCGCGGGCACGAAGATGGCCGAAGCCATGCAGCTCCCGAATCCCGAGATGTTCTTCTCCGACC